CACTCCAAAGATTATTGTCTCTATATCTGTGAGATGAATCAAAGAGAGTGAGTGGAGTAGACATCCTCTGCCTACCAAATGCATCTGTTGCTATTGGTGGTAATTCGATATCAACAGTTCCTGTAACTGGAAATGGATTTGTGGTGCTGACTGGTGAATTATTGAGGTTAATTGATACTTGTCCAGTGGTTCCAATACCTACAGTATTCAGTAATGTAGAAATACCGACTGGAAGATATGGTGTTGTTAATGCACCACTGGTTCCAACTTCAACTATATGGGAATGAATTGGATTTTCTGGTGTACTTGTAACAGTTACTATTCCAGGAATACTAATATCACCATTAATTGTAATACTAGAACTTCCAAGAGATACTGGAAATGGATTGTCAACACTAACTGGTTGACCATCTTTAGTTGCAATATTATTAACTTCAAATAAAGATCTTTCTTGATTTAAATAATCTTGATTTTGTATATTCCACTGTGCCATAAATCAATCAATCCATTCTAATTTTGAGGGGTGGTATCTTTTTGTATTTTTAATATTGAAGTTTTTTTCTTCTGCTGGATAAATTTGATGAACTACAGCACCTGGATATTCACCTTGAAGTTGTTCTCCCAAATCCCTCTTTGAAGGAATTCCATTTTTGGAGACTAAATCAAGTCTATAAAGATTACCCTTCCACATAATATCCGCAGAGTATTCTTCCCCAACTTGTTGTGTTTGTGGTTCTGAATTATTAATATAAAGATTGCCGTTAAAATCTCCAGCAATCGTTACACTTTCTGACAAAAATTGTTTGAAAGATTTCATCTGAAACAATCCATTATATTATATTTAGTATTTACCCTCCACACAGTAATCTGACTTTTTATTTGGTGTATATTCCTTATAACCTTCTTGTGGATTCATCCATCCACAACCAATCAACCACTCCATCGTCATTGGAGTAGGTCTTACCTGTTCCCACAGTGGTCCTTTAGCACACATCTCCAAGTATTTGGCAGTTTGATTTAATTGTTCTTCTGCCCAGTTGGCATCTGCTTCCCAAGGAACAGCACGACTTTGACCCATAGATTCATAAGCAAGTTTAGTCGTCTTCATCACCCAAGCAGGAATCTCAGAATCTTGATGAACTTGTGCCATAAAAGATGTTTTCAATCCACCACCCATACAATCCTGAACAGTGTGCCATCCTTCATGTCTTAGAGTTCCCAGAAACTCTCTAGGGTCTTGAATAAGACTTTCGTTAATGAAGAAACGATTATATTCTGGTTTATATAAACCTATCGTTCTTGGTGTAAAGTATCTACTAGGACCAACATAAACTGGGACATCCAATTTGTTGAGTGCTACTAGAATAGATTTGATTTCGGATCGAAAGGTATCAAACTCTTTACCAGATAAAAATGCAGATTCTGGTGTAAGTTGTTCGACTCCTTCTGTACATTCTCTGAGTATCATACAACCCATCGCTGCAAGGCTGTATGCTGGAACTGTTGGTTGTTTCTTTTCTAATGAACTAGCAAATGCGGGAAATGCCAGAGTTAATGATAAACCAAATGCTGCAAAGAGTTTCTTCATTCTCTTCCCTCTTGTTTATGTATCCAGACCTTCAAATCTTTTACATATTTTCTTAATATTTCTGCTTGTGATAAGTGCCAGTCATCTCCCGATTTAATATATGCCTTGATGTGTTCATCGACAGCATCAAGGCACTTTTTAATTACAGGATTCCAGGGTTCCCGAATTGGAGTATTCCATTCGCGTGGCATAATACCTCATAAATCATTTTTTCTTACCACCATTCTTTGCCTTTTTAGCAGTAGCATTACCCTGGTTCTGCTTGGATTGTTTTCCTCCAGCAGAACCTTTCTTACCTTTATTAGCAGACTTGGACATTATGCTCCTGTGCGGGGTTGAACGTAACCTTCACCATCTTCCACCTTAGTTTCAAGTGCTTCAACTCTTGCTTCAAGAGTTTCTGGTGCTTCTGGTTCTGGTGGAGCAGCAGCAACTACTTCTTCCCTACGTGGTTCCTCTTTTTGGTCATCATCATCTCCACCTTTCTTCATGGTGTTAATTCCAAAGGTTGCAGCGGAGGCAGTAAAAACGGTTGCGATAAAAGTTGGATCCATTTTAGCAAGAAGCCCAGCATACGATGCTGTCAGAAGTGCGGCAGACCAACTCAAAATCGAAATACGAATCAATTGTCCCATAGCGTTTTCCTTTTTCTTTTCCATCAGTCCTGATGATTGATGTACTTCTTATTTAGGTTTTTAGAACTTAAACTTGACTTTTGCAGCAACAGAATTGTTAGTAACTCCATTGTTTACACCATGAGAACCTTCAACAAATAATATTTCTTTATAATCCAGAGAAGCACTTACACCATAAGAACTATCAGTTCCATAAGCACCTTCTACACTGACACCAAATAAATCTTTCTTCTTGCCACCAAAACGAGTTTCTAATTTAAGTCCTGCTTCACCAACATGTGTTGTTTGATTGTGACCATCAACACTTCTAGCAGACTGAATGGAACCAGTTTCATTATATGCATTTCTCTTTACATTTTGAACAGTATAACCAATAAATGGTTTTACTGCTTTATTAAGATGCCAATATAATCGATTAGAAACCCACCACTCAGTTCCAGTTGTTTCACCAGCATTATTAAAGACACCTTCTACATTTCTATTGTACTTATAATTGCTGTTCGCAATCGCAGCATTGGTATTCAGAGTCAGTGTATTACCTCTGAGTTCACTGAATATACCGAAATGGTCTTTGTTCTGTTGTGTGCTTGAGTCAACGCCATTGAGGTTTGTGTTAACTCTATTATACTGAGCACCAAGAGTCCAACCTTTGGTTACATCAAACTCAAACCCACCACCGAAGATTTTAGAATCAGCATTATAACCATCAGCATTATAAGACTGAACAAATCTGTTATTCTCAAATACTCTTAATCTTTGATTACCTGCGGTTGGTTCATGATTCAAAAGTCCATTAATACCATCATTAATTCCATCAAGAACTTCTAACTGATCCACTCTACCAAAGTAAAAATCATAAGAATCTGATACTGCAACATCATTAGAATAAGCATAAGAATATGATGGAGTTCCGTCAATTACGGTTGTTGTTCCATCAGCATAAACAGTTGTGGTAACTGGAGTTGTAGTTGTGGTAGTAACCATTGGAGTGGTTACAGTTGTCACCGTTTGTTTTTTGATTTGTTGTTTTCCACTAGATTCACTTGCTTCAAAATTATATACTTTGGTTGTAACTGCTGGAAGTGTTTGAGAAGCGGCAATCGCAGAAGAAACGGAAGGAGCAATCGTTGATGTATAGTTTAGAACTGTTGCCGTTACTTGCGATGTAGAAGGTCCATTAGACGTTGAACTAGTTACAACTGGCGTTCCATTTGATGTGGTTGTAGAACCATCAGAATATGTGGTGGTTGTAACTGGAGTTGTAGTTGTGGTAGTTGTAGTAACTGGAGTTGTAGTTTCTACAGTATCAGTATAGTTCTGAACTACTCCATATCCATTACCGTCAAGATTGCTTACATTATAAGTAACCTGAGCTGTTACTACAACATTTGAAGTTGATGAAGATGTTGATACCTGATCTGTTGTAGATGTTCCAGTTACTGTTGGAGCAGGTGGTGGTGTTGGAGTTGGAGTTGGAGGTGTGGGTGGGGTTGGATTTACTGTGGGAGCATTTGGATTGTTGGGAGCAACAGCACCAAATGGTTGTCCATTTGCTAATGTAGTTCCTGGTTGACTATCAACTAAAAGAACTGGTGAAAGTGAAGTATCTCCAAGATTAAATACTGCAAATCCTAATAGGTAAGCACCAGTTACATCAACTTGATATGTTGAATTTTGCCATCCAGTAGAACCATAGGTTCCTGTTGAGTAATCTCCTGTTCCTGGATTGGTAAATCCAAGTAGAGCATAGTTCTGAACATAGTTATTGACAGTTACGACTGGAGTAGAACCAGTTCCCTGATAAACAAGAGATGTGATAGAACCATCGTTAAATGGAACATAATCAGTTCCAATGTAGTTCCAAGACATCGTGTAAGTAGTTCCAGCATCAAGATTTACATTTTGAGTTATCCAAGCAGCATTAGTTGGATTGGGATTTCCTAGTCCCGATGCTTGTTGGTCTTGCTGAAGTTTTGTTTTGATTGCTTGATTTTCTGCAGATGTAAGACCTAATGCAGAAGTTGCTGCATCAAATGTTGTTGAACCTGTTGGTTGTAATGCAGCACCAGCAGTTCCATATGGAGAGAATGTCCAAGTTGTTGGTGTTGTTGCTGGGGCATGATATGGATTTGGCGATCCATCTTGAAGAGTAGGACTTCCTACCGCGCCATGAGAAGGAGCATTAAATGTTACTGAACCATTGATTGCGGTGACACCAGTTCCGTTACCAGTGATTGTTCCATTTGTTAGATTTCCTGGTTGAGATCCAACATTCCATCCAGATAGTGTTCCCCCCTCAAAATCTGTACCAGAAATCGTATCCGCAAATGCGGTTGGTGCTCCCATTAAAAGAGCAGACGCTACAGCAAGCGCCTTCTTAGCGTAAGACATAAAAAGTCCTCTATGACTCAGTGTGTACTAAACGAAACAAACTAAAGTTGTTTAAAAGTAAAGTATTCACCAAGTCTCAGAGGACTCGGGGTATGTAGATTCAGACCAGTTAAGATCAAGAATCAGTTATGATTGTAACTATTTATCCTTTTTTCCAAGCTTCACCTTCTGCCTTTCTTCTACGTGCTAAACCTGCTTCCACATTAGAACCAGGATTGCGGTAGAGATAAAGAGCATCGGGAACTAAGTCCCACTCCTTATTCTTCAGGCGTTTAGTAATAGTATTAAAGTTATCACCACCGTAGAAACCAGCGCCGAGATTATAAGCAAAGCTGAGAAGAGCGCCTCTTTTTCCATCTGACATTTCCCCCCAATGTGGAATTTTACGAAGTGCAGGAAGAAACTGGTTCTTGCACTGACTAATCAATAGTTCATCAGCTTCCTGTTGTGTGATTGCATCACCCATCTTAAATGGGGAACCATCTTTCTTACGAGTTGAACCCCATCCGATTGTGATTGGAAGTCCACCAGATAAGGGGTCTGGATATGCCTTTAGATGGCATCCTTCAAACTCTTTAATCAACTTGATGCCCATTTGTGGGACATCATCACCACCAGTTACAGGAGCTGCAGCAGCGGCAGGGTCTGGTGCAGCACTAGTCTTTTTTCCACGATAAATCTCTGCCCAATCTACATTGTCCTCAAGGAACTTAACTGGGAGATTATCTTCTAACCACTGAACTGCTTTAACATGGTTAGGATTCTTCTCGTCATAAAACTTGAAGAAGTTGTGTAAATCAATCCTTGCCATTTGGTCCTCCTACATTTGGAAAATAAATTTGAAACAATTCGTCTGCTTCTTTATGTCGTCCTTGGTTTGTGAGTTTTTTCACTTCTTCCAGAATTTTTTTCTTAAACTCAGTCGAAGATCCTTCCCCACCCATCATTACCTCCTGGGCACCAACGATGCTTGAGAACTGCTTTAGTGTAAATGGTCTTCTTACCATTTGTCACAGGACCAGTATAGTTATCGTTGAGGGAACCATATGGGTCATTAACAAAATATCCTTTACCATCTGGAGTCTTACCGATGACTACACACATGTGTCCACCAGTAGGATTAGATAAAGAACCGCGATGCAGGATACCAATAACAACAGGTTTTCCAGCATCAAGACTCTTATCAATGTCAGCAAAGGAAAGATTGTAACTAAAGTGGGACTTAATACCATAACCTGCGAGGACTTTTGTCTGTACCGCATGGTCAGTCGTGTCGCCAATCGCAAATACCTTTTTAACGTACTCATCGTCGCCTTTGATACTTCCTGGCTTGAGGAAGGCAAGGCACATAGCGCACGATGAACTGTTACAAGTTCTATGTGCATCTCTGTAGTTATCTACTTGATTAAAATATGGAACATCAAGTACTGCTGGAGTTGGTGGTTTAGTTCTGAAGATGCCAATCCAATCAGTCTCTGAATCATCTAGGAATTGAGCAGGTAGGTTATCCTCTAACCACTGCACTGCTGCTACATGATTCGCATTACCATCATCATAAAACTTAAAAAAGTTATGAAGATCTAGAGTCATGGATTATCTCTATAAACACTAACGTATTTATATTTTAGTGTTTGTAAAGATTAATACCGTTCAATTGACATAATTTCAATATCTTCTATTCCTAACGTTTCCGAATCAATCCATTCTTCAAATTCACCAGCAATTGCCATAGCATCTTTAAATTGATTCTCTGTGGGTTTGGTTTTTGTCATTGATTCGATTCGGTCCATTGCCCAATGATAAACATGACCAACAATTTCTTCAGTCGTCGCTTCTACCATAATAATCTTTTCTGTAGTATCTGCTGAGGATGTTGCTATTGTAGTAGGCAGGGGTTCCGTCGTCAAGTCCTTCTGTGAGGACATTATTAAAGAAGAGTTGTCTTGTTTCTTCAAAGTTAGTTTTGCCCTTTGTTTTATGTAATGAGATAATAGTGCGCGTAAAATTCTCCCTACCATACTTTTTCACATCCTCCTTGAGTTCTGGGCACGATCCATAATAGCACTTCCAGTCAGATTCTGCCTTAACTTTTCTAGATTTTCCTCTTGGTGTGCGGAAACTCCAGAAATACTTTCTACCAATATACTTGCGACCAGTCTGACTGCAATCAATACGATATACAAAACCAAAATAATCTTGAATATCACTTGAATCAAATTCCTTTCCATTGTAGATCCAAGGATTCTCATAGTCAACCATTGAGACATTACCTTTTTTGGTATTTAGATAAAAAAAAGACCCCTCATGAGAGGGGTCTTAAACTCATACTCCAGGTTTTTTAACAGGTCTTGAAGGATTATTTAATGGATTTTTTGAAAATCCTGCACGATGATCAACTGGTTTTTTCTGAGCACCACCATAAGTATCTGCTCTTGGGTCTTCACCACGTTCGATTGCACCACGAATACCATGCATCTTCATTGATCTATTTCTAGAATCGCTTCTATACTTTCCATCATCATTAGTTCCCTTTTTAAAAGCATCACTGGCATGTTGTGCTTCCTTTGCCTTCATTTTATCAAGATTAGCACTTTTAAAAGCTTCAATGATTTCATCAATAGTATCAAAGTCAAGTTCGTTTGCCATAATCCATTCTGCATCTTCTAAGGTATCTGCATAACCTTCTACACAAAGATACTCAAGAACGATATCATAAGTATCAAACTCTTCACCCAATTTGGAAGCAACCTTACCAGCACCAGTGGAGACTGCTCTTGCTGCCTTACCTACAGCACTCTTAGCACCTGCTTTTGCTGCACCTGCTGCACCCTTTACATTACGCTTTGCAACTGCTGCCTTATTCTTAACAGATTGTACTGCTCTGTTTTTGACATCAGATGCTGCTTGCTTAGCAGAACGTGCTGCTGCATATCCTGAGACTGCTGCAGATGCTGCCTTTTGCTTTACTTTACCAATTGCAGATTTAATTTTTGATTTAACTCTAGAACCTACATGCTTGACAACTGCAGAGCGAAGTTCACCTCTACCTTTGCTTGACTGAGTTTTAAGACCTGCACCCTTAACTAAATTATGCTTACTTGCATATTTTGCAAGACCAACATGAGACTGCTGCTTAAGTCCCTTTGTAGTCTTCTCAGCAGATCCTTTAGCAGAAATAGCTTTTGTTTTAACTTTCTTAACTGTACTCTTAACTGCACCCTTTACCTTTTCCTTTGCTGCAGAGACTGCTGCTGCTCTCTCAGCACCACGCTTAGATGATGAAGTTGACTTTTGATATGCTCTAGCATCTTTTGATCCAGCAGGAGCATATGGATTAAGTTCCATAATTACTGCTTCAAAAATATCATCTAACTCATCAAGTTCAAGACCTTCTTCTAAAACTTCATAGACAGTTTCTTCAACAATGTCACTGAAATTCTCTTCAGTCAGATCTTCGATACCGTCGTATTCCTCTGAAAGGAATTCTTCAACCAATTCAATTGGTTCATAAATTGCTTGGTATGCTTCAGAAATATTAGTAAAGTTCATATCCCTAGAATTAGATGTTTATTTGTATTTATAAAAAAAGGGAGGTTAACCCTCCCTAGTATCAAAGTTTAAATCCAGTAAAAGTATCTTTATTAACATCCTGTTTAATTCCACCAACAACATAAGATTCAACTTCTGTTTCTTGTGGAGCAACTTGCAATCCTTTTGAAGAAATCCAATGCTGTGTCCAAGGAAGTGGATTGTTCTTTGCAGAAATATCATAAAGAGGTTTAAGACCAATCGATTTCATTCTACGATTAGCAATCCATTCAACATACTGACAAAGAAGTTTATCATTTAATCCAATCATAGAACCATCTTTAAACAAATATTCTGCCCATCTCTTTTCTTCATTTACCGCACGTTCAAACATTTTATAGACCCACTCTTCCTCTTCTTTTGCAATTTGCTTCATCTCAGGGTCATCACCATCTCGCCACTTATTCAAAATATTTTGGGTAATTGCTAAATGTTGGTTTTCGTCTCTTGCGATAAGACTAATAATTTTAGCTGATCCTTCCATAAGCTTAAGCTCACCAAATGCGAAAGAACAAGCAAAGCTAACGTAGAACCTAATACCTTCAAGAATATTGACGTTGGCAACTGCTCTGTAGAGTTTTCGTTTAGCATCTTTGAGTGACTCCTTTGCTGAGTATACACCCTCTAATCGATGTAACCAATCATGTGAAGAACCGTATTGTTGTGCCGCTTGGATAAAGTCATCATATGACTCAGTAACACTCCTAGCACGTTCTAGAATACGTTCGTCTGTGATGATAGCGTCGAATACTTCACTAGGGTCGGAATAAACATTTTTAATAATATATGTGTATGAGCGACTATGAATCATCTCCATGAATCCCCACACTTCCATACATGCTTCCAATTCAGGAAGTGAGCAGTATGGAATAAATGCCATTCCAGGTCCACGACCCTGAACAGAGTCCAACATAATCTGATACTTCAAGTTAGAAGTGTAGATATGCTTTTGTTCAGGGCGTAATGTTTGATAGTCACCACGGTCCTTCTGGAGAGATACCTCTTCAGGTCTCCAGAAGTATCCAAGTTGTTGGGTGGTTAGTTTATCGAAGACTGGATATTTGTATGAATCATATCTCTGGATTCCTAACGGTTGACCAAAAAACATTGGTTGTTTTTTTAATTCTACTTGTTCGGTGTTAAAAACCGTCATTCCTCTGATATTTTGTTTTTTGTCGGTTTCCAGAAAATTAAATTGCATACCTCTATGTCTCCCTAAATTATTTAAACTTAAAAAATGTTATCAAACTCAAATTTTACAACTTTCACAATCTTCCTCTTCAGAAGTTTCTAGAATATCATCAAGAAGATTCTTGACTTTATTATCTATCTTATCTTCAATTTCATCACTCTTCATATCATGAGTGTTCTGATAATAAGAAGTCTTCCAACCATACTTGTAAGTTCTTAAAAAGTCATTTGCCATTACTGAAGTAGGAACTTCATTATCGGGATAATTTTCTGGATTATACGACCAGTTTCCAGAAATCGCTTGATCGAAGAACTTTTGCATAACAGCAACAATATTGATATAACCAGTATTGTCAGGCATATCCCAAAGAAGCGTATAAGCATTCTTAAGTGTTTGATACTGCGGGACAATCTGCTTGAGAGGTCCCTTCTTCGACTTTTTAACGGACAAGTATCCGCGAGGAGGTTCGATTCCATTGGTTGCGTTTGACACAACGGAACTGCTCTCCGATGGCATCTGTGCGGACAGTGTTGAGTGCCTGAGACCGTGAGCCAGGATTGATGCTCTAAGTTCTTCCCAATCATGTTGAAGGTTAATAGATGAAATTTCGTCTACGTCTTTTTTGTATGTATCGATTGGGAGAATACCATCAGCATACTTTGTTCTATTGAAATATGTACAAGAACCTTTTTCTTTTGCTATTTGATTAGATGATTTCAACAAATAGTATTGAAAAGATTCTGACAATCCATGAACTGCATCCCATGCTTCTTGTGAAGAATAATTATATCCAAGTTTTGCCAAATAGTGTGCTAGACCAATATACCCTACACCAAGAGAACGACGCGCCTTCGTGGCGATTTCTGCCGCCTTTACTGGGTATTTCTGATAGTCAATTAACTCCTCAAGTCCTCGAACAGACAAGTCACAAAGTTCTTCAAGTTCTTCATCAGACTTAACTTTTCCAACATTAATGGCAGAAAGAATGCAGAGTGCAATTTCACCTTCACCATCAATGTGTTCAAGAGGGTCTGTTGGAAGAGTAATTTCTTGACACAAGTTACTCATATTCACCTTATCTTTAAAAGATGAATGAGAATTACAATGGTCAATATTCATAATGTAAATACGACCAGTCTCTGCCCTCTCTTTCAAGAGGTCCAGAATGAGTTCTTGAGCTCCAATAGTTTTTCTTGGAACAGACTGATCTCGTTCATAATCCACATACATATCGTCAAATCGATCAGTCCCAAAAGCATCATACAGACCAGGAACGTCGTGCGGGGAGAAGAGGGTAATTTCTCCGTCTTGAATGAATCGTTCATAGAAGAGTTTAGAAATTTGGATACTGTAGTCTAACTTACGAACACGATTATCTTCGGTTCCTTTATTATTTTTTAATACAAGAATGTCCTCTATTTCTTGGTGCCAGATTGGGAAGTGGACAGTTGCTGATCCACCTCGGATGCCATTTTGAGTGCAGCATCGGACAGTTGCCTCAAACTTTTTGAGGAATGGGATAACACCTGTATGAGCAACTTCTCCCCCTCGGATTTTGCTGTTGATGCCACGGATGCGACCTGCGTTGATACCGATTCCCGCCCTTTGTGCAACATACCTGCCGATAGCCATATCAGAAGTAAAGATGCTATCGAGGGTGTCATCAACATCAACAAGAACACAGCTAGCAAATTGTCGAAGTGGAGTTCGCACTCCTGCCATGATAGGTGTGGGAATGTTGATTTTGTGCTTTGAGATTGCGTCATAGTACCTCCTGACATATGACATTCTGGTTTCTTTGGGATACTCTGCAAAGATAGTCAGAGCAATCATCATATACATGAACTGAGGAGTTTCATATACTCCACCACCACT